ATGTTTCCAGTGAAGTAGTGGTTTCCTCTGTTGACTTGGCTCTTACCAGTCGTTTCTTCTTTCCACCAACAGTAAAATCATCACCGGCAACAGATATTGTGAGCTTATCCGTCTGCGGTGTTTTCTTATCCTCATTGGTCTGTGCATCAACATTCGGTCTTGTTGCTGTACAGCCATAAAACCAGAACATTGTTTCTTTTGCATCTCCATCGATCTGACAGCCGAGCGCAAATTCTACTGTCGGTGCATCTGCATCTTCAAACATAACTTTATTGTTATCTGTGTACTCTTTAAATATCTGTGTTCTGAATTCATCCGTAACAAGAGCAATCTCAAGATCTCCTTCATATCCATTATTAGTCGAACTGACAGAATACTTGATACCATCCGCATAAAATGGTTCAAGTCCTCCCTGTGGACTAAGTGACATATTTACCGCTCCGGGTAACTCAAATGGTGTGTCATATGTCCCAGATGCCTTTTTTACTGCAATATGTACGTTTTTAAGATTGTACTTAACCTTATTCTTTCCCATGTCATACCTCCATACTAAATATTTGCTCATAGCACTTTTCTGATTCAATGTATACCTCCGTCTGCTGCCATGGTATCTCATTATCATTAAGCGCCTTTTTTACTTTGTTTTCCGTTTCTATATCTTTACTCTTCGTATACAACTCAATATTAACTGCATGAATTTCATGCCATACCTTGCCATCTGCAAAAAAATTATCTGTATCTGCATCAACTATACATATAAAGGGAAGCCCTGGCGACTTCCCTTCTTCAAATGCTCTGTATGTTATTGGAATACTTGTTGTACTTAATGTTTTTATTAACTCCCCAAGCGTCATTTTCCTAATCTCACCTTCACTTTGTTAAACAAGCTTTCACTTGCTTTTTCTTCTGCCGGAGCAATATGTGGATATGCTTTTACTCTTCCGCCGCCAACCTTCGCATGTCCATTCTCAAGAAGATGCGTTAAGCTTGCTCCTGTTCCCTTTGCATATACAACTGTCCGGATATCATCTTCACTTTCATATTGAACCCTAGATGTCCAGCTCTTCTTATATGCTCCCGTATCCTCTGGAGCAGCCTCCCTGATATCTTTAACACATTGCTTAGTTGTTGTTTTCACCTCATCTCGTAGAGCCTTATTTACTTTTCTTGAATAATTGCTTAATTCCTGTGCTACGGTTTCTGACAAACTATCTATTCCTATCTTCACATTATTCCCACCTTTTCTTCAAGATAAAGTTCAATCGTCTCATTATCAGACTTATATGTACGATATATGCTGTATGCTTTCTTGCAAAATCTGCATTCACTCTGACCGCTATAGTTCGCTGAGGCTGTCGTAAATGCTAACTGTGCTTTATGCCCGCTATTACCGGCATTATAGAACTCACTCCGTGTAACAGATATTTCTTCAACCCATACAGAATCAACCTTTTCTCCTGTTTTAATGTTTTGCTTCAGTTCATCATTTTCATATACAGGCGTTATAAGTTCAAGATATCCCTCCATCACTTAACTCCTTCCTGCTTAATTTTCGGTTATTAAGTGCCAGCCTTAGCATTCTCGGCATAGGTTTATCCTCTTTCCTGTTTCGGTACAGATATGATGCATACATTTCAACAAGCATACCGTCCTCAATATTATCAAGAACGGTTATGCCTTCCCTTGCGATGGCAGCTCTGGCCAGCTCAATGTAATTAGTCAAAAATACTTCTCTTTCTGGTGGAAGTTCAACTGATATGCCTATATCCTGTTTCATAATTTCCAATATACTTGCGTTGTCCAAAGCTTATCACCTCTCTTAATTAGCTGTATCTGTTGGAAATGTTACCGTTGTTGTCGGTGCAGCTGATGAAATTGTGAGTACACCAAATGCCTCAGCAATTGCAGGCTTTCCATCATATCTCGCAGTTCCCTTAAATACAGTCTGGTCCTGAATGAATCTTACATGCTCTGACTGGCTTATTGCTGTGCCTGCTCTCTGTGCAAGTAAATATGCCGGTAAATATCCAAATACAATGTTGTCATCCGGTATAAATGAGAGCTCAATGATATCTCCATTGATAAGCGGCATTGTATTATTCATACCAGCAACAATAAGAGCGTTAGTATTCTTATCAAGGGACTGAATCTTAATCTTATCATGTGTTTTCTTATTCATCAGCCATACCAGACCATCTTCAATGTAATCATTTTCAATTACACCTGAATTAGTGAGTATTTCTTTAAAAAGATTAAGTCCTGCAGCACCTGTTCCTGTAATTATATGTGATTCATGTAAATCAGCCCATGGTCTTGCTGTTGCGCTATATGTTTCAGGCTGTGCAGCCTGTGCTAATCTTGTAACTATACCTAATGGCATCTTTGTTCCTGTTCCATATACAATAGCTTTATCAAGTGCTTTTCCAATTGCCTTACCTAATGCATCAATGATAGTAGAAGCAAGGTCTACATCATTATCTTCAAGTATAGAATTAGGCACTGGAATAAATCCTCCCACCTTGTAGCCATCAACTTCGTCATCGTAAAACTTAAGATCAAGTTCATTAAGTGTTCCAACCATTTCTGTCCATATTGCTTCCGGTATTGTGCCAATGATTCTTGTCCTTGCTTTACCACTCACTGTAGCAAGATTTACCCTTCCGACAAGCTTAGATGTTTCCTCTACCTTAGTCCTGATAAGTGGAAGCATTACCTCTGGTACTGTTAATCCAACATTGGTTAATGCTCTCTTTTCCTTGATACATGATCTGATTTCGCCAAGGAAATTCTTAACTCCATCATCGGCGAAGAACCTATCTCTTTCCTGCATATCCATTCCATAGAATTTTCTTGTTGTCATTGTCTTTCTTTCTCCTCTCTCTTCTGGCTTTGCCGCTGGTTTTGGCTGTTCAGCCTCTGTATCTGCAAGATCTTTTTCTATAGCAGCTACATCATTTTCCAGCTTAGAAACCTCTTCATCATGTTCCTTCTTCTCTGTTTCAAACTTTTCAACTTCCTCTTCTACAGCCTGCTTTTCCTCATCAGTTTCAGCTTCACTTATAGCCTGTTCAAGCTCTGCTTCTCTAGTCTCAAAAGTGGCTGTCTTCGCTCTTGCTTCATCAAGAGCCTTCTTTACGTCTGTGAGCTTCTTACGAAGCATTAATGCCTTTAATGCCATTATTTTCCTCCTTTAATTCGTGCAGTCATCTGTGTTTTCCACAATTCTGACCTTCTCTTTTTGATATCCTCGTAATCCTTCTTACGAGCTGACACCGAAGTGTCCTCATATGCCGGGAATGTGCATACTGATACTTCATACAGCTTTACGCTCTTGATTGTCCAATGAACTGTTCCATCTTCCCGGTACTCGGTTTCCTGGTCAAGGAGGTCAAATCCAAAAGAACACTGGTCAACATCTCCACGCTTCACTCTTTCATACAGGTTCATTGCATCAGAATCTTTCGGATTAATTCTGATTTTTCCCCATAATCCGCGCGAATCAATTTTCAATTCAAGTGTGCCTGCTTTATTCCTTGCAAGTACTAAGTGCGTGTCATGGTCAACCAATGCCCGGATATCATCACCAAGCGCATTGTCGAAAGCGTGAGAATCAATAGATTCTGTTGCTCCCTGCCATAATTCGTAGTTGCTATTAAAAACGGAGAAGTATCCTTCAATGTAAAGGTCTTCTCCGTCTTCCCTCGTATTAAATTTGCTTTCTGCAGACCGAATCTGCATTCCTATATCTTTAATTTCCATCCGTATCTCCTTCCTGTATAAGTTTTTTCTGGTCTCCTATCTTATCCAGCGGAATATAATTTTCTAATAAGACAAGTTCATCAAGTCCCTCCATAGGAGATGCCCCAAGCTTATCTCTTACCTCATTTCCCGTAAACAGACCTCTTACATAGAGATTGCTGTATACATCACTGATTGTTTTAATATCATACGCATAAAGGCTCTGTACATTGAATTTCCAATACCAGTTAGGAC